ATAAACACCAGTTGCATAAGAACCAGTTAAATTCTTAACCTGGAAATTATCTGGGTCATCAGATAACTTAAATTCTAAATCTCCAGTTTCAAAAGTATTTGGTGGAATAATAACAAATGCTTCTAGATCTCCACTTGCAGTAGAAGTTAGTTGTTGAGTTCTATCACCATTAGCTCTAGTTCTCGCTAATGAAGTTTGACCTCTGATGATAAAATCATCACCAAGTTCTGATACTTGACTGTCTGCATTATCCCAGTTTCTAATATTATCAATTACCAACATAGTAGTATTAGATGTATACCCATTACTATCAAAATCTGTTGATGAAATTTCACTAGAACTTAAGAATGTTCTTGGATCTTGAACAGTAGCTTGAATAAACCTTCTATCACTATTTGGAACCTCTTGGATACATCTAGCAACTCCACTTTGAGTATATACAAGTGCCGGATATAGTCTTACTTCCTCACCAATCACAAATTTATTGTTGTTATCATTTTTTAAATTTCTAAGTACTTTTGGATATGTAAATTTAGATGCATTTGTACTTCCGATAAACAATGAATGATCTGTTTGTTGTTTTAAAGCTTTTACAGAAAGATTAACAATTCTAGACCTTGCATATCTTAGATCTGTAATATCATTAATAGTGTCACCAGATTCTAATTCTACATCTAGACTTCCAACATCATATTGAGTTCCAGTTCTAATATCTGTAACATTTCTACCACCACCAACACGAGTAGTTCCACCTGCGCCACGATCCCATTCACCCCAAACAATACCACCTGGAACAACCAAATCAAATAAAGTACTGATACTTTGAGTAAGGTCAATATTCTGACCTTCTATAACTTCTCTCTGAGTATCATACCAAATATCTTTCTTTGGATCCAGAGTCATATCTCCAATATAAGAGAAAGACAGGAATGGAGTTGCACTCTCTACTCTACTTGCATATGGTTGAGTTGCGTATGCAACTTCGGTATATGGAATAGTTACATATTGACCAGTTTTTCTAGAAGTACTACTAGTAGTGTTGAAAGTAAATCCAACATTATTTACATATGGATATGGTCTCACACAACCTTCATCTAAATCAATAGATGCTGTGTAATCATAATTTGTTGTGTCAGCAACACTTGTAGACCTAAAATTATCTACTACAAATCCATTTTTAAATCTATTTTTACCATCTTCATCTAAAACATTTAAATTGACAGTATTAGATTCAAGTAAACTTAGAGTTGTATAGTCTTCTACATTGGAAAGTCTTTGTTCAATCTTACCAATATCCCTCATCGTATATTGTCTGTTATCTTCAAAACTTACTTTAGCATCAAGAACAGTCTTCAGATAAGGAGGTAATTGTACGGATCCAATTAATAACCCGACCGATGGATCCACGGTTGACTTTGGATTTAAAGAATCAGCACCATTTACAACCTTTAATTTGCCATCTTGTGTTAAATAGATACTATCAATTCTACCCAAATATGATTCTACATCAGATGAGAATATTGTATCTGGGAATGGTACAGGTTGTGTTGTGTAATTTATGGTATATGTATTAAAAACATTACTAACTTCTCTATGAGGTTTTGAGAAAGTTCCATTTTCTGTAGCACTTGAGATTACAGAGTGGGGTGTATAGAATCTAAAATCAATAATATCAGCCATTGAGGTAGATAAAGAAGATCTTGGAATATCATTATATTTTAAATCTCCATATGATTCTATTGAATAAAAATCATTAGTTAAATTAGTATGTTTAAAATAATCAAAAATAACAATAAATTGTTTAGATGGAACAGCGGAAGTTTCTTTTCTGATTAATTTTGATGGTTTGTATATATCGGGTGTATCATTCCTAGAGAAAACAAAATCATCCGTAATATCAATATATCTACCATGTAAAGACTGTCTGACAAATATATCACCAACATCACTATTAGTTGGAATTGATACAGGAATTGCTAAATTATCTCCAATTTGGAATTTTAAAGATTCGTATGTAACATAAACTTTAGTATTTGCTGCATCAATCGAAACAATATGTGCCCTAATATTACTGGTTTCAATAATGTCACCAACATTTAATCCAGATACAGTATTAAGAATAAGAGAATCTAACAGTACACTTGTAGTATCTGATGCTCTTACAGCTTCGTGAACTCTATGAATTCTAGCTACGTCAGCAAATTTAAGTGAAATTTCTTTATCCTGGACTCTAGTTCCATAAACATTACTATCATTACTAGTACCATCCTTCAACTTATCAACAATCAAGAAAGTATACTTTTCCAGTTCTTTCTTCCTTACTTTTGGATTACTAACTCTACTGTTGTAGTATACACTGACAGGAACACCAGCAGATTCACCAGTATCTACATTAATAACATTATTAGAACCAGCTGGTTGTACTAGATTAACAGCAGAAGCAAGTCCTGTAGCGGTGGTAATTATAACTGAACTTTTATCAATAGTCTCTGATGGAGACGCTTGAATTATAAAATCACCATTAGAACTAGTTACATATTCACCTGTATAAACTAGTTTATTTACAACATTATCAGTTGTATTTTTTACTGGTCTAGTAGAAACTCTAGATGTATACCCATTATTAGATGTGTAAAATTTAGCAATTAATTTTTTAACATCATAATAAGTTCCATTTGCAATACCAGATCCCATTGCAACAGCACTCGAAGTAACACTAGTAACTTCTACATCATTAGTTCCAACTCTAACTTTTGATTTTGCAGAAATTTCTTCTACAAATGAAGTTCCAATGCCACTCAAACTATTAGAGGACACACTAAATGATGAACCACTAATCTTGACTGGTTCTAGTTGTAGTTGAACTTCAAATCCACCAGAAGTTTTTTCAATTTCTCTTACATTTTCCAATTTCTCTATAGAAATTGTTGATATTGTTGGTTGTCCTGTAGTAAATCTACTATTAGATACAACTTCTCCAGTTACAAAAGTACCAGAAACTTGCTGTAGTGTTAGTGATTGACCAGAAACAGATTTTACAAAACCAGTAGCACCAGAAGTAACTCCGGTCATTAAATCATTTGAACTAAAATTATGAGCTTGACCGGTAGTTATAGTAATTGTTTGATATGTACTAATTTCGGTAACATACAATTTACCTTCAGTTAAACCAACTGCAATACCTCTACCAATTTCATTACCATCAACATCTTTAAGGGAAATAGCATTGGGGAATGTAATTGCTCCTTTCACAGTGGAATGTTGAGTTTTGAAATAAGATCCAATATTTAAAGGCGTACCACCATTATTAACAGTATTTGTTTCTCTTGGTTTTGCTACGATTGCATATTGTTTTCTATCGGTATTTACTTCAAAACCCTTAACATATGCTTTTCCGGGAGAAAGTTCTAGAGCATAGTAATCATCACCAATGATTGAATCTGCTGGATCACTTGCAGAAGCAACTCTTACAATAGTTCTACCATCTTTTATTCTTTCACCGGACTTATAAACACCATTGTTAGTTCCATCATCTAACGCTTCTCTAACCGTAAATGTATATGGTTTTACTGTATAATCTCCAGACTCATCAAAAGTTCTTCTTGCTAAATTTTTCTCTAATTCATTATAAATGGAGTCTTCGGATAGTGCAGTTAGAGATGCTTTTCCATTTTCTAAACGAAGTAACTCTATAAAATTAGCATTACTTGAAAAAGTTAAATTTTGTTTTACTAATTTTGGTTCAATCTTTAAACGATCAGCGCCAGGTGAAGCGAAGTTAGTTGAACCTAAAGCGTTATCAAATATGCTAGGGTCATCATCAGAAGTTATCAGACTTTCATTTATCTGAAGACCAATTTTATATGAAGGTTTATTTGAATATTGGTCTAAAATAATTTTTTGGGTTGCTACTTCTACGAAAAATCCACGAATAAAATAAACACCAGCTGTAATTGTTGCAGATGATCCTGTATAAGTAGTTGCATTTTGTACAGATGTTACCGCTAATGGAGTTCCATCTGCATCAACAAGAATTTCATTATTTTTAAATGTGCTCAATTGAGCGTCATTTTCAATATTACCCGATGCAAGATATTTTACATATAATGTAATAGTTTCTTTTTCTGATTCTGCTGCACTTATTGTGTCTACAATTTCTGCCTTAACCCCTGAAGATGAACCAGTTATAATCTTACCCTTCATATTATTTCTGTATGTTTCTACAGAAATGCCGTTAATAAGTCCCTGCACAAGAACGGCTTTAAAACTTATATCATAGTGAACATTACCAGGGATTACAACAGATCCCTCTTTGAACACATGTTGACCAAACCTTTCTATCTGATTCTGCAGAGTACTCTGCACCGAGTTTAGTTCTCGGGTTTGTACAGAGTATCCTGGTTTAAATAGAATTTTTTGATAGTTTTTTGAACGATCAAAATCATCAAAGTATGGTGATATTTTGAGATTTGTATCTTGCATTTATAAGACCTTCAGGGATTTCTTTTTGCTATTTATTTTAGAATTCTACGACTAATTTAATGTCTTCAGTTTGGTCAGTAGATCTGTTTACTGCTTTTCTATTTTCAACGTAAATAATGTTTCCACTATTTTTCTTAATCTCAGGTGAGGCATATCCAGTTGTAAATGCAACACCAAAGAATGATCCAGTACCAGTTGCAGCAGTATCTGGTGTAGCAGTAACACCACTAGTACCGCCAGTTACAGCGTTTGATCCACTAAAAGGAACCAACTTGTACTGGTTTTGACCACTTTGTGTTTCGTCAATATGTTCATTCTGATAATATCTCAATACTTTGGTAATTGAGTCCCAGTGAATAACTCTTCCCTTTGCACCGGTTGTTGCTTGAGTAATAATTTCACCAATATCAAAATTGACATTAGTTGCGGAAGGGAACTTCATAGCAAAACAAGCAGTTGCTGTATCAGTAGTGAGATCAGTATTACTGACATTTTTTGGATCTGATATCAGTCCAAACCTTCTAAACTGCGAATTTACTGGAATATCACCGTCTCCGTCTAGGAACTCCAAACTCTTATTAATCATAACTCTATATCCACCTAATTCCAAAGGTGGATTTGAACCATGACCACCTGGAGGTGAAATAACAGTACTGATAGTTCCTGATAAAGATACAGTTGTTCCTGATCTAGACAATGCATTAGAGAGTGTAGTATATGCTTCAGTCAACATGACTTTTGCTCTGGTATATCCAGCACCAACTCTTTCCGATTCAACTGTGTCAATACCACCACCAGCATTGATTACAATTTTTGCGATTGCATCGGTTGATCCATCACCAACAATAGGACAATAGTATGTGGCATTTGCTGTATTACCAGTTCCTCTGTTGTCAATAATTAACTGTTCTACAGCACCATCAACAGCAGCGGCCGCAACTGTAGAATCAACCCTAACCGGCATAAAATCACTAGAAACAAATCTGATGTAATCAGAAATATTAATAGTGTACATATATTTCCATCTATAACCATCAGCGGCACTTTCAATAATAGAAGTTGCAGTACCAGATGGTTCTACAGTAGATGCTCTACCCTGTGGATGAGTAGGACTAATTCCATTATAAATGCACTTATAAACCTGAAAATTGCTGTTTACAACATATGATTGTGAGTCATAAAGATTTGCATGACCATTCAAAGACAGATTTGTCGATGTATAGTCATTTTCATACATATCATACTTAACTCCCGTTTTCCAGGTAAGTCTTTTGATGACTTTAGAAACATCAGTGCTGTTAATCCTTTTAACAGCAATCATATCGTCATAGATTTCATTAGAATCATTAAATGAGTCTTGTACATCTGGAGGAGCAAACTCAGTCACTGCAGACTGACCAGAATATCTTTCTAGGGTCCAGTTCTGTGACCTACCAATAAACAAATAGATTTTACTTCTATATGATTGAGCAGCCGCAGAAGAGTCCGCTTCTGGGTTATTACTACTATCAAAAGGTTCTTCAAGAGATTCAATAAACTGCTCTGCAGCAAAAACCCTGAAATTGTCAGTGACTAGTGAAGGCATTATTCTTCCGCTTTTGTTTTTGTACTTTTATTTATTAAAGATAATTGTCGAAATATACCGAAGTATACGTATTTGCATCGTCGGTAGGTGTTTCAATTTGGGCACTATGAATAACTGCAGTAGTACCCGCTGCACCTCTTGTACAACCAAGAAGATTAGCAGGTCCAGAGGTAGCAGATAATTCTGTATATTCAATAACTTCTGATTTTACAACACCACCAGTAGTATGATATAAAATCACTCTGTTTGTGTCATAACCAGTACCAGCATTTTCAACAGTAACTGCAGTTATTGTACCGCTACCATTCAATGTACCCCGCAAGACACATCCAGAACCACCACCTCCAGTTACTGTAAGACTAAAGTCCATATCACTATAACCAGTACCGCCGTTGAGAATTTCAACCTTTCTAATCTTTCCATTAGAAACATAAGGTCTTAGTACGGCACTTGATCCACCACCAGTTATTGTGATGGTTGGAGTGTTTGCAGATAATCCAGAAACATTAGTAAGTGAAACCGTTTCTACCGTTGCATTTATATCAGCGGCAAGTTTAGTTGAACGTCTGATTTCCGTTTTACTTACTGGTAGTTCTTTATAAACTGATGCATATACAGTTGCATAAACATCATGTGGATTTTGGATGTTTCTTCCTGGATATAAGAGATCTCCAGGAGTAACAGTACCACCCTCATTGTAATTAGATATTCCTAAGAATTTAGCACCAATTCCAGTACCAACAGTTCTCATGACAACTGGTTCTTTATAATTCAACCCATTAGCAGCTGTTGTAATTGTGGAAAGTATTCCATTACTTGGAGTTGAAGAACCAACATAACCAGCTGGTGTTATACCAGTATAAGCATTGGTAACTAAAACATCTGGAGATTTAACTGCTGTTATTGTTCTAGGAGATGTTTCTCCATCAATATATATTTGATCTCCAACTGCAACTTCATATGATCTAGAGGTAGTTTGAACATCACTTGGTGTGCCACGGAAATCTAATAGCACAAGTTTAGTGAATGATACACTATTTTCAAATACAATTTTATCATGTCTAATAATATAGTCATACAAGGGACTTTGTACGTTTCCGTCCATAATCACCATAATTTGATTTTCTAGTTTTTCTGGACGATCAATATCATTGTTTGCATAATATGGCGTAGATCCCTTAGTGATACTAAATGTAGTTCCACTTCCACTTGTAATTGTATCAAGTTTATCAAACATACCAACTGCTCTTATAGAAATAACATCAGAGGATGCTGGAGCAGTAGTAAGTGATATTTGACTCTTAATATCACCAGTTAATGTGTAATCAACTCCTGGATCTAATACACTACCATTTTTAACAACAATTATCCCGGTTTCATGTGGAACATTATCATTACTTGTAGTTCCAACTGGAACAAAGTTCTCTTGTGTATCACCAATAATCAAGGATCTTGGTTTAGCAGAAACAAATGTATGGACATAATTACCACCAGTAATAACGGAATTTGACAAAGCACTAACAAATGTATGTGGATTCTTTTCTGGAGATGGTCCTACATTGACAGTAATCGTTCCAGCGGTAGTATCAATTGCAGTAATTACCAATGGTGTATCATGTCTATCACGCTTTCTCTTCAAGGAATTTGTCACCGCACTAACAAAGGTATGTGGATATTGTTCACCTGCAGGTGATACACCAACATTAATATCAAAGGTATTAGTAGTTACATTAGAAATTTGAATAAATGTATTACTAATTGGATCGGTAGAACGTGGATATGCGTGATTACTACCATTACTATCTTTAGTGCATGTAAATGTCAATGCACCATCTTCTAGTTTTACCCAATCATCATTAGAGAAACCATGACCAGTAAGTGTTATTGTCACAATTCCAGTAGATGCATTATATGTTGCACTTTCTGGTGTGTGAGGATCAATTATAGCTCTTGGGTGAGACAATGGGTTTTGGTTTCCATCCGATGAACACGTAAATGTAATTGCACCATTCGCTAACTTAATTTGTTCACCAATATATCTAGCAGCTGCACCAGACGTTCCAATATCCAATATTAAGTCACCGGTAACGGTGTTGTATTCTGTATTAGAACCTGGTGTGTATCTAACCAAAGGAGAAGACCCAACTGGAAGAGTGATAGTATTTGTAGTTACAGAACTAATTGTAATGTTATTGCCATAAACAGGATCAGTAGTTCTTGGATAAGTTTTAACGCTGTAATTGTTATCCATTGAACATGTAAAACTCAATGAATTTGCAGCAATTTTAACCACATTTCCACTAGACAATCCATGATTAGGTATGGTCAATACCAAATTACCACTACTAGCGGTATAAGTTGCAGCAGTAGGAGTCAAGAACTTCTGACCATCCATTAGATTAAACTTGGTATTAGAACCATTGAATGGATTACCAATCTGATCCAATATATTAAATATTCCGTCAAACTTAATAGCAAATAGAGTTCCTGTGGTATGAGGATTAGTTAATGTAACATCCGTATTATTTGCCCAAGTAAAATCTCCAAGTTGTGCAAATTTCCATTCGTTGTTGGAAAATACTACAACATTATCTCTTTCAGTTGTTTCAGCAACAACCTGATTATATGTATTTCCAGAAACAAGTGTCATGTCTCTGTGAGACATACCTTCAGATCTAATTAATAAAATATCATCATTATGCGCCGGGGCGGTTGCAAAAGTTATAATTGAAGATCCAGATACTGTATATTGATTATATTTTTTTAATACAACTCCATTCACAATAGCCATTATATCCGTAGACTGAGTTTGAGCATCTACTACCATCTTACCATCTTTGAGAACTCTAAATGATTGTCTGGTTCCATTTGGACACTCTTCAAGATCATCGAGTAAAGTTGTATTGGCATGTTTAATGACCATCACGTTTTGTGGTGGTATGCCATCGGTATGAGTTAAGAATATTGCTCTATATGGAGTATTACCACCAGCAGTACTGGTATCAAAGACCCAATCACCTCTTTGAGCGAATCTAGGAACACCATCTGCATAAACCACATAATCATTAATATCAGCTGGATCAGCGGCTGGATCACCGATCGCCCATTGAAGTCTACTTACACTACTACTTTGCGATGTAATATTATAGAGATTTTGAATAGTAGAATTGTGGGTGTAAAGGATCCACATATTTTCTGACGCTGCAGGAGCACTATTAAATGTTATCAAACCTGTTCCATTGACCTGATAATCTGCAACAGGTCTTTGTATAACACCGTTTCTAACAAGGAATATATCATCTTGGTCGGGAGGAACAAAATTTGTTCCACTGTGTTTTAACTGGAATTGAACAGTAGAACCATTAAATCCGGTTAATGCATCTAACTTTAAATTTTGAGTTGCGCCTGCTTGAGACACATATCCAAATATCAATCCAGATTCTTCTTTAGTTGGTGCTGTTGCAAATCTGAGAATATTTTGATTTACAATAGTAAAATCTACACCTGGTTCTTGATATACACCGTTTCTAACAATAAAGATGTGATTTATGTTATTCCAAGGTATTGAACCAGTTTGTCCATTAAAACTTAATGGGAAATCAGTTGTAACACCATCAGCGCAGACAAATTTGTCTATAACAATGTTATTCGTGTATTCAGGTAATAACTGTCGGTTAAAGTGAGCTAAAACTATCGAATCAGACGAAGTTGGAGCATCTACAAATGTAATTTTGTTATCAGTTATACTATGTTGTGAAGAATCGGGTGGTAATAGTTTTCCATTTTTAATAGTAAAGATATCACCAACATTTTTTGAATAGATTGGAACACCATCAGCTGAAACACTGAATGTTCTTCTAGATCCATCTAGTTTGGTAAAGAGTCTATCTAATACACTTCCACTCTCATTTGAAACATTGGAAAGGTAGGTGCTTTCATAATCAAGGATAGTTGCTTTTACAGATGCAGCATATGCGGTATTAAAGGTTATTGTAGAACCACTTACAACATATTCTGTGTGATCTAAAACGTGTTTAGTACCACCAATATTAGTTTGAATAATTAAACTTTCTTCACCGTTTTGAGGAGTATAATTTTCTCCATTTTTCTGTAATGTAAATGATGTGGTTGAACCATTAAATGTTAATGGATCTAACACTTCAACATAACTCTTGGAGTATCTTGGAGTAGTATATGTAAATTTAGTATCAAAACCAGTTACACTAGTACTACTTTCTGGAATTACTGTTCCGGTAATTTGTTTCTTTTGTATTTCAAATATTTGATCTGGGTGCTTAACTGCACTCGCATGAATATTTTGTCTAAATCTCTTAGTTACACAATCTAATATCATCGTGGTCCTTAGACCCAATAAATCATTTACATTTATCTTTTCACAAGTAACAGTTTCATTGATTTCCCAACCAAATAATTTTGTAGCATCAACAGTCTCACTAAAAGTAACTGTGTTACCAGATAGTGTAAAATCTGTTAGTAATTGTGACTGAGAAGCACCTTCGACAAAAATTAGAAGATTACAATGTCCAGTTGGTGTATAATTTAATGTATAAGTCGTACCAGAACCAGTAAATGTTAATTGACGTAATTTATCGTGTTTAATAGCAAATACTTTACTGTCATAGTTAGGAGAATTGGTAATATTTACAATATTATTGGATACTGTAAAATTAGATGGATTTTGAACAGATCCTGCAATAGAAATTATAAATTTTTCTTTATTACTAGTGTCAATAGATACTGCATTTGATTTTTCAGTTAAAGAGAATGTAGTTGCAGCGGCCGGTAACACTTGATCATCCAAGTCAGTAAATGGAGTTTGTAATTTATGCCATAAAATCTCATCATTTGTATTTAAATCAAATCTAGGAATAAAACTCTGAATACTTAGGAAATCTGTAGACACATCATAAGATTCTACTGGTTCTTGTAAAATACCATTAGCAGTAATTATTGACTTGTATGTACCTGGATTTAAACCAACTGCATAGTTTAGAGAAATTCTTACAATAGATTCATCTGGTATGAATTTTGTACTATTTCTGATTCTAACTCGGATAAAGAACTCAGTAACCTGAATAATTTCACCGATAGCAGTTGATGTAATTCCAAAATAATATTCACCAACTGTAAATGAACTAGTGTCACTAAAGAATAATCTTTGGGTTTCACATTTTCCGAGTTTGGTTTTTAAATCAATTGTATTAAAGAATTTAGTTGCGAAGGCAACATTACTCTTAAATATTTCCTGTTGATCTTTAAATACTGACTTTCTTCTCTCAATACGTTTTTTACCAAACTGTTTAAATCCAGCTGGGTGTGTTAAAGCGTCTTGATCTTTTCTCCACTCTTTAGTATCTCTAGATGAAGTTAATGAATAAGACCAATCTTGATAATAATCACTGTCAGTTATTTTTTGTAAGAATTCACTAGTATTTCCTTGTACGTCTGATCTCTGTACATTTAATGTAGCATATGGTTTGACTTTTGCATATGCTTTAGTTCTTCTAATACTGACAATTTTTCCATATGGTTTACCACCCATGTAGATGATATCATTTTCTTTATACTGACCAGCAACTTCGTCAAACTCAAGTACAGATATAAATTCGTCAAAAGATACCGTTTTAACTTTTACTTCAATTGGGAACAAAATAGAATTAATTTTTCCAGTCAATTCTAAACCAACTGGGATAGCTTTTCTTCTAATTTTTGCTTTCAATGAACCACCAGTACCATTATTTGATTTAATTGTTAATACTGGTTCTTTGGAGAAATTCATTCCTCCATCAACAACTTTAACATTGGTTATAGTTCCAGATCTAACTGTAGCTTCTAGTGTAGCTTTATTAGCATCACCATCAACCAAAATTGTAATTACATTATCGTAATTTTGACCTGCAGTCACAATTTCTACATCATATATCTCAAAGTTATTAATAATTTTTGCCGTGGCTGGTAAATTTAAATAATAATTTACATTATTGTTTGATGTAAATGATGTTCCAATTGAATCATAATAAATTCTTTTTATCTTACCAATAGTATCGGAATTGGTTTGTAGTATTGCGGTCCCATCGCCAGCTGGATCATCTAATGTACCTTTCTTAATAAGACCAACAATTTGTGGTAGTTTTCTATAGTTATTACCAGTACCAGTAATTGTTACCTCTTCAATTGGACCATTAGCACCATATGATTGAGCATCATAACTCAAAAATCTTTGTTCAAATGAATATGTACTTTCTGGGAATTGGACAGTAAATTGATTTAATCCAGAGTTTACATCAATTACTGTATGTGATCCTTTATAATCTCTAACTTTATCAATTTGATAAATCCACTCATCAGTGCTACCGGAAGTTGTAACATGTAGATACACCCTGTTTGGTAACGCAGTCATATCCAATCTAACAGTATCAGTTGGTGAAGGAACCAACGTGAAAAATTCATTTATTGATTCGATGTCATATGTGATTTTAATTTCACTATTTCCTGGTAGTTGCAATTCATATTTAAATTCTGAATTCAAAGAAACTGAATATATTAATTTATCTTTTAAAGTATCAATCGATTGACCATCTCTAATAGAAACTTCTATATTATCTAATTTTACTACATTTGGACTAACTGGTTGAGCGGTATTATTTTCTAAAAGATAAATTGGAGAATCTGCAAAATCAACTCCAGTAGTGGTATATTTAAATTCTATTAAATCCCCAATAGCTAACTCATTTGCAACTTTTGTTTGGAAAGTAACAGTTTTAAAATCAGGTGTTTTTATAAAAGAATTAATTAATTCTTTACCACCAATTTTAGAAACAAATCCTGAGAAACCAGAACCAAAAGTTTTTGAATTATCTACTTTTAATCTATCACCTACATTATAACCAGATCCTTTATTCTCTAAAATAATTGCATCAACTGCGCCGCCAGAAACTGCTGAAGTTCCAGCAACTGATCTAATTTTATCTGTGTCTTCTTTAGGATACTCATCATTGTGATCTAAACCATTAAACCAGTTAAAACCAGATGGAATAGTTCCAAAATACGTAGGGTCTCCATTTGAAACAACTCTAAGAACATTTTTTTCAAATGCCCTATTAAATGCTTTTGGAATCTTATCATTAGTTCTACATCTGTTATTCATATAATCATCATATTCAGATGCAAATGTGTCTCCAACAAAATAAGGGAATCCACCAAAATCAATACTTTGATCTGCTACAATTGCATTGGTTGCAGAATCATATGATTTTTGAGTTGCGGCATAGATATATCTTCCATTTGGAAATTCTGGAGTTACGGAAAATTTACCATTATGAATATCTAGTGCATTATCATCACCTTCCACAAATTCATAATCTTCAATAAAACTTCCGATAGGATAGTCTGCAGTAGATGGTCCACCAACTCTACTAAAATAATATAATGTACCACCTATGGTTTTAGATGTTTCAGTAACGTCATTTGTGGGTGAAGTGGTATATTTTAACTTATAACGTGATTCTGCTTCTGTTAAAGGATTATTAGTTGCATCAAAAGCAACATTTCGTTTCGTTAAAAGTTTTCCACCATCGTAAGTTGGGATACCATCGTAAGAAACTAGATATGGTAAAGAATGAGCAGATGCCGTTACGGCATCAACTGTAGCATTTCCACTGGTTCCTAATATTTCATCATCGGTAAGATTTGCAACAGTTTTTCCTGCAGCAGCTGCAATTGCACCTAGTAAAACATCAGGAGCAGAATTTCTAATCTGACGTGCTGCCAACTTTCTACTTGATTTTAACAAGTAGTACTGTGATTGATCTATGTCAGATGGAAAATCATTTTTATAATCAATTAACTTAAATGATTTAGGATTATTTGAGGTTGGTTTAGAATCTGCACTATCATATACATATCCACCATGATTATCAATACGACCAAGTTCACCTAATTGTCTTACTAGATTAAATGTCCATTCTTTCAATGATGCTGAAATTGCACCACCGCCACCTACAGGTGTTATCTTAATCGTTGGTGCAGTAGTATATCCAGAACCAGGATTAACAATAGTAAATTGTTCAATTTCACCAGAAGCAGTTATAGATGCTGTTACTACAGCATCTTTACCATCACCAAGAACCTCTACTATAGGAGCAATTTCATAAAACTCACCAGCATTTGATAGTACAACCGAATTAAGTTTTCCGTTTGCAAGGAAAGCGGTTGCCGCAGCGTTTCTACCACTAACAATTTCAACTGTTGGAGTTTTTTCCCAAGTATTAGTTATTGATGCATATACGCCAGCAGAATCATTCACTAAAATTGTATTATAGTCTTTATTATCAAAATTATAGTAAGAAACTAGTGGTCCACTCATTTCAACAAATTTTACACCATTCTTACTAAAAGGAATTTCAAAATCTGATTTTCCCCCATTACTAATTACAATTTTTGGAAGATTTATATATCCCTTACCAGAATCTCTAATAACAATATTGTCAATGTTTCCATTTTTATAACTTACCTCCAATAAAGCATCTTCAGCACCAGTATATGGATTTTTAAAATCACCCTCAAATCTAAATGATACATTAGATTGAACTACTGGTACACCTGGGTTGTTTGCAGTTGCAACACTAATATAGTTTGGAGCTAATACTACTTTAGCATTATTTAATAAAGCATTTGATTTTGTCTTGTGTAAGGTAAATGTATTAGAACTCAATACTCTGACAAAATATTCTGTATTAGGAATTAATGATTGGAAATAGTTATCATCGCTAATATATGTTACTTTATCTCCAGTTTTAAATCCGTGGGAAGATCCCGTTACAATATCATCGGTAACGTTAATTCCTGGATAAGTATTACCCGACGCTGAAACATTTTCAAATTTAACTACGTTCTGTGGGTTTTGATTAATAACTGTTATAGATGGTTCAGAAGTAAAACCAGATAATTCTGATGAATACTGAGCAAATAACTCTGCAAAGTTAATTTTAGATATACTAGCAGAAATCTTAGTTAAATTATTTGAATTGTTGATATTTAAAGTAGTAGATCCTTCTGTTACAGCTAACTTTGGATTCTTGGTTGTATCGAATGCAGTTGCTATACCACCAGATTCTGTATATGAGACACCATAATTACCACCAAGTGCTAACGAGAATTTATCAAGATATCCATACTGTACGGTATTACCTTTATATGAATTTACTTGAATCGCGTCTACCTGAAGACCAACTAATTTTTTATTCTTCCTAAACTGAGAGACACCTTGCGTACTATAAAGAATAGCAGATTTTGCCCATCTAGTGACTGCTTTTTGATTTTTAAAACTTACTTTCTTTAAATCATTAGCTGGAATATCCTGACCTGGTGCTGGATATGAAATAATATCACTCCACCATGGAGGAACACATGATGTTGCAATATAAACATGATCTGCATAATCATAGTGAGTGTTAAACCCGGTCAATGAACCAAATGAAGGTAGTCTAGAATCTGTAACTGTATCTCTAGATCTGTTGTAGTTTGAACTTAAAAGTAGAGCAAGTCTATCTGATCGATCTGCAGCTAATTCATTATCTAATTTAAAATTATAAACATCAATATTAGGACTATCAAAATTAGCAAACTCATATTTAGTTAAACTGTTTAAAGATCCACTTTGATCAATTACTACTTCGCCAGGTAATCCAAAAACTCTAAATCTTGGTTTTGAATCCTGATCGATATAGAAAGAATGATCATATCTATTGGTGTCGTAATATCTCCATTCAATTTTACCATCAGATACTATTCCTGTAGTGTGTGATGGTGCTATCGTTCCAGTTATACCAGAATTTTCTGCAATATAGAGATTATCGTCATAAAATCTGTAGTCGCCGGTTGCAACTCTAACATTAGTTGTCCATTTATTTTTTTCTACGACATTACCAGAATTTTCTGGATCTTCTTCTTGTTTTTCAACTAATTTATAACGACCGAAAGAAATTACAACATCTTTGACATCAACCGTAAAAGGAGTACCAGTATAAGAACATCCAAAGAACTGTTGTGATGTTCTAGATCTGTAAATTACTTCATTACCTTTAATGTTTAAAATACCATTTGATATTGGGAATGATGAAGCATCATCTACAGTAATAATATCAGTACTACTGTTAATTGTAAGTCCTTTTGTAATTACAGTATCTGGTTGTAGATAAATGTCGTCTATATCAGTATTAGAACCAATTTCAAATTCAAAAATATCGTCAGTTAAGAAAATTCTATTATCTACCTCAATATTTACTCCTTTTACACCAAACAACTTATCAGATTTTTGTTTGAGTGAAAAAACATTTGGTAAGGTATCATTTGGTAAATTATTTCCTTCAATTAATTTACAACGAATAATTTGTCTAGTTGATGCTTGAGTATTTGAAGTTCTAAAAGTATATTCTCTAGGAAATTCAATTTGTTGTTCTTCACTAAGGATTTCTACACCTTTTCTCGTTTTAAAATTTACATCTGGTAAATTAGATATAAACGCTCTTGGTTGTTCACCAGAAGTTGAGAATATCTCCTGTCCCTGTCTAAAATTACCAATTACATCATATAAAATTAAATTATCACTTTTAGCCTCATAGTATTCTACTCTCGCTACACCAGTACCATCGAGATTTGTGACAATCTGATCTTCTTCAAATTTTCTTGGTCTTACCTTTGCTCTAATTGGACCGAAGTAATTTTCACCAATATCATCTACAGAAATATTGGTAATTGCTCCAGTATCATCAACATCAGTTACTCTGATGACTGCAGTTGTATTATCTCTAATTTTTGTAGTTGGATTTACAATTCCAGTACCAGTACCAAAAATATCTACTACAGGAGAACTTACTAATGCACCTTGAGTAGTTACCTTCCTATTATCATAACCAGATCCACCATTTTTAATAAAAACACTATCTGGAATGTTAAAAGTTGTTGGATTTGGAATACTACCATCTAAATTAGGAATTTCTAAAACTGCGCCGCTACCTCTGGGCTTTAGTTTTAGGTCAAACCTTCTATCATTGAATAATATACGAAATACTATTCTATGAGAATTCAAACTACCCTTAGCGGAATAGAATGATTTAATTTTCTTTAAAAATTCACCTACATCTAAAGACTCATCCAGAACCTCTGGAATTTGCACACCAATTTCAGATTTAATCCTATTAAAAAATTCTTTTGAATAATTATATGCAATATTATATACTTCTACTTTTTTTAAATGATTTGACTTAACAGATGTTTCTAATGTTACTAATGATTTTGGAATATTGCTTAAAACTAAAGCTTTTGTTCCTCGGATACAATTATTAAATGATTTTTCTGTTTTATCTTCGTAATAAATTATCTCATTATCAATTTTAATATATCCTTTCTCTGGATAACCTTTTGTACTAAAAACTGGGATAGTAGTAACACTATCATTAATGTCAGATGTCAATTCAACAGATTCCACTAATCTGTTTGGTCTAAAATAGGTTATATTATAATAATCTGTTAAATTTGCAGCAATATCAAGAGGACCATATTTGCCCTCTTGTGATTTATAATATTCTGATAAGAAATTTAAAAATAACGGATTATTTTCCTGTACGTGTTGAGGAAACTGATTTTCAATTATAGTGGAAATAATTGAAGTTTTTTCTTCTAAGTATCTCATGAGCACAGATATGGATTTGTTTCTGGAATGTAATTTTCAATATCATCAACATCATTAGGATCTGTAATAACAGGATCCGTAGATGGTAGACCAGTCTCATCATCTATAATAGATGGTAGATCAGGTATAGTAACAGTTCCACCGCCTGGTCCATCAGTAATTAGTGGTGGTGGATTGATAATAACGTTTGGATCACCCGCTGTATCACCCGGAGTTATAACTGGTAGAGAAATTGCACCTGGATCTAGAATGTTTGATAAATCATTTGGATCAGTAATATCCGGGTAGATTTCTACATCCTCAAGTTCTAAGTCTGGAACAACATCTGGACCAACAACTACGTCTAAAACATCTGGCACTACTAGAATATTTATGTCTTGTGCTGAACCATCACATCCTTGAACTGTATATGTTAGTGTTCCAGTTTCAAGATTAATAGTACCGACAATTTTTAAAACATCACCACCTTCTGTTACCAAATAGATATTTGTGTCTGTGGAACAATCATCAATAAGTTCTTTAGTTTTTGCCGCTAAAAATACTGGACTTGCAACTCCTTTATGACAGAAATATTCAGAAAGTGCATAAAATTCACCATCTACATCCGATTTTAACTTTGTGAAAAATTCAGTGACATAGTTTGTTGATACACCTGGTGTGAGTTGTACATTTTGTTTCAAATATACATTGTTTCCAACAAAAGTTATTGCAGAATCTAATCCTTTAATTCCACAAGTTAATGCTAAATTAGAAAAAGCACCACCAAAACTATTAAACCCAATTTTTTTGACAAAATCTGCAATATAGTCATTTATCAAAGATCTTAATTGTATTTCCCTATTTCTAGTTTTTGATGTGTCAAAAACTACTTTTGGAGTAATTACAAAAGTAATTCCCTTAGCATCTAAAAGTTTAACATCAATAGATCCAACTTTATATTTTACAAGTTCTTTTTGAATTCTTAATTTTTCACTTGCACTGACTGCTTCTCCAATATTAGGTTTTATAACAATAAGAACCTTTCCAAATTGCGGTGGACTTAGTGTTTCTCCTGCTATAACTTTAACCAAATCAGTATTTGGATAAATCTTTGCAATTATAGATTCATAATCAGCTAAAGTGACCGCTCTTTCCTGAGATGCATAGAATCTTGGTGCTCTATATTTAATAGATCTCGAAGATTCAAATTCTGAACCCCCATCAGACCTTTGAGTTTCTGATGCTAAAGACCAAGTAATACTGTTATATCCAATTGTAACTGGACCACCACCGCCCTCGACATTTAATCCTTGTACTCTACCAATAAATTTAAAATTACTAATATTATTAGCTTCACCACCATTTGTTATTACATATCTTATTTTTACTACTTCACCATCTCTAACTTTTCTACCTAATACGTCATCACCAAAAACAATTTCGTATTTTTGATCTTGAACTTCTTCTACAAAGAAAACTGTGTCTGAGTTAGAAACATCAACAATAGTATCTTTTCTGGTATATTCAATTTCCTGAGTATTTGTAGGATCTGAAATTACAGATACTCTAACAGTTTCAGCATCTATAAAGTTATTTGGAATAAAAAACCTTTGGTGTTCATTAGTTTCATCAACCGTATATGATATAACAAATTCAGTACCTTCAACTACCTCAATATTTTCAAATGAGACATTATTTCTACCTTTAACTGATATATCAATATCATCAGTTATAATAAAGGTATAATTTCTAGTATTTGACGAAGCACTTAATGCTGATCCTTTTTTGAGTCTTACAACATCATATGAACCAACACCAGAAGCATTTACATTTATTTTTACTTTAGATGATGTATAAGAAGATGGAGTATATCCAAGTCTTTTTGAAATTGAGACAATATTGTCTCTCAACACCGCAGTATCTAAATTTAACTCATTTGATGCCATGTTGACATTATATGTCGTGTACAATGTGTTGTACGACAAAATGTCAATTAGCATAGAAAGATTAGATCCCTCAAAATCGTAATCTTGGAAATCTGTTTTGTTTTTTATGAAATTCTTAATAGAATCTCTTACTTCTTCAAACTCTAATGATGATACTACTGGTAATTCCATTTAATTAACTTTCTCTGACTAGAATAAAAGATAAGTTTTGGACTTCTGGAGGAAGTCCCACGATTAAATATTCAATGCTTATATCATAAGAGTGTAGACTATCATCAGTATCAACATCTATTCTCTGTAATACTATTCTAGATTCATAAGTTTCTAGAACATTTTCAATCTGTTGAAGTAATTCATTAGAAGCAGTATTTCTATTAAGTTCAAATAAGTACGAAGTGGAGTCTGTTCCGACCTCTGGTCTAAAAGGTCTTTCCCTGAGTTTAGTCAGGACTAGATTCTTTACTGATTGTTTTATAGCCTCTTCATTTTTGAGTACTACAATATCACTAGTAATGGGGTTCCTAGTAAAGTTAAAACTTAGATCTTTGAAAGATCTAGAAACTTTTCCTAGAAACTCATTATTTAACGACCTTTTGTTGGCTACAGAACCAATCATTATAGCAGAAATTTTACCGTTATACTATATATGTCAGTTCTTGGCCATTTTTTTACGAAAATCATCTCCCCGCATAATTGATTTTTGAGCGCGCTGTAGATATCTGTCTGCTTTTGGATTGGTAATCAATATTTCAGTACCAAAATCCGCTCTCATCATCGATGGAACATAATCTGGGTTTGGAGAATTAGCCATTTTTCTTTCCTAAGTGTGTTTTTTCTCTTCTGACTCCGTTTGCCAGAAATATTCGTCGGTTTGACCTAACCGACCCCATTTAACACCATTTTCAACCTGATAATATTTAGTAGAAACTTTAAAATCCGGTGTTTTTGGAGTTTCTGGTGTTATAGAAAGGTCATAAATTCTAGTTCTGTTGTTTGGATACAACGCAAATTGACCATTTTCGAGCAAAACACAGTTATGTGATTTGTGTTCATCTGGAACTTCACTGACATTGGTATCTATAATGTCAATATCACTATGAAAATTGTCTAAAGTGAACAAGTACTCACCACGCATAGAACCAAAATTACGAGTTCGGAGTTCAAAATCCATAGAAGCAATAAATTGTTTCTGAATTGCTACAACTCCATAATCCATACAGTTCCAAAACTGTAGGTTAGGTAGGTCTAAATCTGGTTGAGGGGTCTCTGGGCGGTCCAGGAACGCACTGATAGGGAGCTTATCATACATTGCACCATATTCTGGTAGATAAGTCTCAAAATAAAAAGCGCGCCCAGGTATGGACTTTGCCGATACCCAGACGCCCTCAACGAATTCGCCAAAACCAGATTGATGATCAGTAAGATATTCCTTTCTTACATACACTTTTTTTGCTGGTAGATTGACTACTAAACTCATTTACCTTGACCTCGGTATGGCTTTCTTGCTTTGTTTCGAGAAGTAGCAGCATATCTAGTGTTCTTACCGTTGCCCTGACGAGTCATTTTGGGTTTTGCCTCGATATAGGTTCCACCCGAAATTCCAACTTTTGCTTTAGCCATGTTTTTTAGATAACTTTTGGTATTTTAGACCATAACTGGTCAAATGTCAATGTAAAACGTTGGGAGTTCCACCCAATCTTACGTGAAAACACGTATCAAAGTCACCAACAGCGTTAGTTGGGACTCCATTATTCAAATTTGTGAAATTTCCCGGACCTGTAACAGCATAGTGGACTGGTTTAGAGTCATGAGGCGATACAATGTCGCCTGTAGTCGCTACTGGGCGTCCCCCAGCAAGTATATTCGCACACTTGGTAGTGATAATAACACCACCACCGTTATTAGGGTCACCTAAATTTGAAATTGGTCTTGCCATATTAGTATTTTAGTGAAAAAACTGCGTGTTGAGCGATACTAAATCCTTTTTCATAACTAGTTATAACTGGAACTTTGGGAGTTGGTGAAGATAGTCCAGTTATCAATTCTTCATCTGGTATTGCATCTGATGTTGTACCGTATACAACTACAGTACCAGTGCCTGAGCCATTATGCTTAGTTGCTGTAAATATATCACCTACAGATGGATTTTTACCAGCACCAATCTTTTTCCAATTACTAGATCCTAAAGTTGCAATTTTGTATATTACACCTTCTTCAACAGATTCTACCGATACAGTTTCTTCAAAACCAGAGTTTGTACCAAACATTCCTCTCTGAATATTATCAAAAGTTGTCTCTGTTTTAGAACCATAATAGATAATTTCTTCACCACTGTAATAATACAAACTATTATTATTACCAGTTTCCAACGTCATAATTTTTTGAATGTATTTTGGAATAATTAAATATCCAGAAGACAAGAACTCTCCAGTAGAATCTACAGTAATACTAGTATCACCAATATTTAAATTCTCTCTAAGTTTAGTTGTTATTGCTTGATCAACATAGGGATTGCCTTTGTTCTCAATAGTTTCACCAATTAGTTCAGAATGTTCTTGCAACCTGAATTCAAGCATCTTATAGAAATCTTGTTGGTAGTTAACATTCGGTTCCCAAACAGTTGCTGGATATATTACATGACTGGGTGCAGTTAACATATCATTTAAATACTCATTATTACTAGGATCCCTTGGTCTTTCTTTATAAAGTAGATCTCTCAGATCAGTTTTAGCGTAAGAATCATCATGATTTCCACCAGGTGGTCTAGAAACATTAGTACCAATAGTATAAACATCAGGGAAAGCATCTCTAGTAAAGAACTGTGCGTTTTCTCTAGCCTTTACATCTGATAAAGGAACCCATTCAATAGTGCATGTAATTGTTTCTGTACCATCTGCTATGGTGTTTGTTACAGTAGCACTATCACCAGCAGTAGCGCTTGTTGTAATATTACCTACATGACCATTACTATCATTATTAACAGTAACACTCATTGAAGTGGTTAGTACTCCAGCTTCAGTACTGACACTAATAGGCCATGTCTGTCCACTATTACTTGCTATCCATTTTGGTCTGGACCTAACAATAATTCTTGGTTGGTTGATAGTTGTCTGTGGATCTAAATCCAGAATAGGATTTAGAAACTTATCATCAGTAACAATCAAGTCATTACAGAAATATCCCACTCTATCTGTTCTTGGAGGAAGATCTCTAAAACTTGTTTTCATAAAAACCCTACCCGATTGATCTTCTCCTACAATTTGTGGTGGTAGATTTTTAATTTTATTTTTTGGACGTGCAGCTTCTACAGTATCAAAACCACTCTTAAGTCTATTCAACAACGAATCTGGGTTACCAGCAAACTGTTTATAATATTCTTCTGGTAAAACTGTACTATTTTGTGCCGCAATCTCCGCACCTTGTATAGCTGGATTTAATTCTGGGTTGGTTACTCCGCAATAATCAACGATATTTTGTTGTACTGCACTAAGATTTGTACCCAAACTATACTGTTCATTGATGGGATCGTACATATTGAAGTATATTGGTTGAATATCATCCCTACATATGGAATCAAATACCTTAACTGATTTCCTTCCACCCAAAGTATTCTTACAATGTTCGGAAACTTTATTAAAAATAATATATCTAGTAGTAAGAATAGGATCTGCTGCATTCATTCTACCGATAGTTGAGTTAGGAGTCGCGGAAGATAACTCAGCTGCAACTTCTCTATCAATTTTTTGTAGTGTCGCCTGATCAATAGGTGCATATGTGAGTGCAAAATGAACTTGACTTGCGGTATATCCAAAATTATCCGCAGGATCTGTTAAAAGATATACATCTTCGAGTCGTGTGCCATCATTCCACATGATTGTACCAAGAGTATATTCACCAAAATCATCACTATCAATCTCTTTTTCACACTCAGCGTCAGAACCATAGAAGATAGGTTGATATTCAATTTCATGTTTTACATCACTAAACCATGTACCAACAACAGCAGATCGGTTTAAAATACCTTTACCTGCTTTTACTTTGATCGTACATACATTTTCACCACTTCTAGTGACAGTATAATTTGTATCTATTGCAAAATTACTACCACCAGATAAAGTAGCATAACATAATGTATGTTTGCTTACACGATTACACGAATCATCAATGAACTTTACATTTTTTAATTTTTTACTTTTTACAGTATCGGAAAGATAAACTTTATTATTGGCATAATCTACTGCAGTTACATTAGTAGTTTTAAGTTTAATACCTTTTCCCTGGACATTCATTCCTTTGATGATGTCTCTTGTATCATTAATTTTTATCCAAGCTCTAGTTCTAGCATAATCTATTGAAGTTAATCCTTGTGATGATCCATCCGCATTAGTTAATGCAAGAAAATTTGATTCTGTAATATTAGCATCTTCTACACCTTTTCTTGGTTGTCTATTAACAGTTCTAAGGAGTGCTACTTCTTCAATATAGTTAACAACATTAGTTACTGTCGCACCATTAACTGTATCACCAATACCAATAACATCCATCGCTCCAGACTCTCCACCGCCAATGGATACAGTCCAGTTACGTGCAAATGTATTATCACCACTCTCAGTTTCAAACCATACTCTAATCTTTTTCTTTTTTAACTGTTTTATCTTAGAAACAAACAATCTACTACTAGTCACACCAGATGCTGTCTTCTTCTGGTTAAAATGAATTCTTACATTAGATAAGGAAACAATTGGTTTTGGAAATGTTATATCATAATGTTTTCTATTTTTAGAATCATTCGATCCACCAGGATCATCTAAATTTTTAGCTTCAACTGTAATATCACCAGTTGTACTAAAACTATTGTTTACATTATTATCATCATCAAACTCATGAGTAACTACAGTGCTATAACTTGTGTTATCTGGTATGTAATTAAAGAAAATACCATTTGAATGTCTATCACCAGAATAAACAATTGGATCACCAAGTTTATCTCTAATATCTGCATTCTTATTCTGCAGAACTCCTGTAGTTGCATCAAATGTTAATTCATTATAATTCCAAACCTTATCACCTTTTACACTACCACCTTGAGGATTTGGTTGATATATTTTTGTTTCTACATCATCTAATGTAAAATTAACATCATAATATTGCTCCTGTTTCAGCATCGTATAATTCGTAGACGATTTCGTACAAGATGTTCCATCACCAGCTCCTGGTTCGCTTTCTGCAGTGCTTTGACTAGAACTTTTTGTAGTAGTTAATAAAAGAAATCCAGCAATCTTTCTTTGTCGTAATGTATGACTTGTTGGCCAACTCATTACATGTTGGAAATATTCTTCATCATGTGCAGGGAGGAGAACTGTAGAATCTTCTTCCTTACGAAGTAATGTAATCTTTTTATCAGAACCATTCCTTCTTTCTAATGTAGGATTATCATACACATATTGACGTATTGTTACATCACTATCACTAATAGGAAATCCTTCCTCATCAACTAATCCATTCTCTGTAAGTCCTTCAATTAAATCATACCTATGAAATAACTTTTCACGGTCAGCGAAAGTCGCTCCTTCCATGTCTCGACCGTAAGAGTCTGTACCAGGAAAGGAACTACCGTTCTGTCCAACTTCATGTATAGAATGTTTTACAACATCACTAATAGTTTCTGTTG